GAGCAGCAGATGAAAGAATAAAACCTGTACATGGATTACCACCAGAAGTGCCAGAAGCATTTGCAATAGTACCATCTGCTTTTACATAAACAAAAGGATTAACAGGGTTTAGAGCTTCTGAAGCGGTACCTACATAAGTATCGGGTGTGATACCTACAGGCATCAGGGATTGATCAATTCGACCAGTAGAATCAAGAGCAGGTACTTTACCATCTTGAGCGGCAGTTCCACCTGTTACAGTAGCAGAAACTTCAGTCAACACGCCATTGACAAGAGCAATATATTTTTCAGCAGCCATTTTTAACCTCTAACACAAGCAGGAAATACCCGCAAATAAATAATACTAGGCTGGATAACCCAACCTACCCATTGTGAAAATAAACCTGTTTGAGCAGTTGTTAGCTCACCTTGTAACCCTAAGAACAGGAAATCACCTTGATTGAAATTCCAACCTTGGTTTTGTACTTCACCTGTTTCTTGGTATTGAATAATAGAACCTTGAATGCCTGAAGTTGTACTGATTCCTACAATCTTGTTTGCATGAAATAGATTATCAGAAGAAGCATATTCAAGCAAACCTTGAGAGTTCTTTACTACTAGTTTAAAAGAGTTCAGAGAAGATCCTGCTGTACCTTGTGATACTGAAGAACTACCAGGGGCACCAGGAAGACCTTGTTGTGCTGCTTCCAGTACCTCGACAGGTTGAGAAGTATCCAGAATCTCTACTTCTTCAATACCAGAGGAATCCTGAAGTTCAATTACTTCAATACTGTCAGATAAGTTAATAACCTCTTGAATAGGTAACTCATCAACTAATTCCTCTGCATCAGGTGCAGTAATAATTTCTAATTCTGAAGTCATTTGGTAATCTCAGTAGAAACAGAAACAGTTCCACTGAGTAACCTACGAACAGAACCATCTGGAAATTGAATCTTTAAATCATACACACCAGAATTCCAAGTAATTGCGCTAGTCTCAGAAGCACTTAGACTAATCTTTACTTCACCTGTAATTCCACCAAGAATAATCTTTGAGTTCTGAGTACTTAGCTCTAGAAGAACATCAGGTGAGTTTACCTTGGATCTGATTTGCATCTTTGCTGTACAACCTGTAAGGTCAACAGGAATTACAGAAGCCGAACTGGCTCCTGCTTTCCAAGGAAAGATTTTGTTGTAGGTTTCACCTTGGATGATTTGAATTTTATATTTAAATACAGCCATTTATCATCCTGTGTTATCTGCGTTATTACTTGAAGTATCAATTCCGTTTGGAGATAAACTCGTTCCAGACCCGGCGGTTTTCATACCTTCACCTGACTTAGAGGTATTCCCCGTGAGCTTATCTTCTTGCACTTCTTGCTCTGCTGGTAATGTATCAATACCAAGCATGTCTCTTACTCTATTCAGAACTGCTCTATCAAGCTCGATCAAACCAGTGCTAGCAGTGCGCTGGAAAGCCTTGGACAGTTCTTCAATTGGTGTTTCTTCTACTGAATCAGAATCAATTCTGCACATTCTAGTAGTATCAAAACCATTTAGTTCATATAGTTGTTTAATCAGATCACGATTGACTTCTTCTAGAATAGAATTCAGAAGGTACTTGCACATCGCACCAACCATGTTATTCTTTAAGCTACCTAGAGCATAAGAACCTGTGCTACCTTGACCCATGATAAGAATATCAGCCAAGAGAGTAGTCATGATTTGGTTTGTGTAGTAAGCTTTCAGTTGAGAAGTATCAACAAGTTTCTTACCATTGGCTGCTGCCAGTTCAAATGAAAACAAAGGAACCTTGGTTTCTTCGTTAGCATCAGAAGGAATCATGATACCTGACTGAGCACCTTGCTGGATATTCCGAAGCATGTTCTTGAAGTTATCGGCAACAGCTTTCTTATTTGGATCGGCATCCGAAGCTAAATAACTAGCTGGGATTTTCAGAACAGGAATACCTACAAGGTCTTTAGCCAAGGCTGTACCTTCTAGTTCTTCTACAGTTGTCAGATATTTGTATGCAAAATACACCTGAGATAAAGGTGATTTACCGTAAGGGTCACCTCGGTGCCTACCTAGGCGAACATGCAAGAACTTACTTCTGGGTAGAACTACTTCGTTATTTCGGTTTTCAAATCTACCGTAAGTATTGCCAATCAAGGAAAGATTCTGCTTGACGCCTGTAACATCGTTACCAGTTGCATCATAGATGAACTTTTCAATCGTATCTTGGCTACGGTGAGCTAGCTTACGTAAAGCAATCTTACCGTCATTGAAGGAACTACCAGTAGAAGTTAATCTACGACGGAATACCTTTTCAGTGACACTAAAACCATATACCTGGGCACTTAGAGTATCTTTGATGAAATCACCAAAAGTACCTTCCATGTCGTTCAGGCATTCTTTGATGAACTTAGTCTGAGCTTTTTCTTCAGCAGTTGCATTCTCAGGTTCTACTACTTTGTATTCAGCTTGGGAAATAAGAACTTCGTAAAGATTCAAAGCAGCAGCGATGCTACTATGATAAGACATTTGCTTATAAGTCTTTACAGCAAAAGGGTAAGTAAGCTCTCGGCGGATTTCTTCTTGAGATACTCCGTTGAAAATCCTTACACCTAAGTTACCCATTTCACCAAGCTTGAAACGATCAGGAGAATCTACGGAAGAGGTAGCAGAGGAAGCTTTTTCAATAGTTGTTTTTCTTGCTGCCATCTAGCAGGTTCCTTTTATGTTGTAGTTGTTTTAGTTGAAGGCAGATACACTTGCAAACGCATTTGGTGCTGAAAAATCAGGTAAAGAGAATTCAGGGAGCACCTGTGTCTTGGATAGTATCAGGTAAGCGTCTGAGCACGTATCGACGAAATCGTCATGCATCTTCTTGGTTGTTCCACCAAAGGCTTCAAGTTCATCATAAAACTCTTTATTCCAATCGGCCTTGACAACCTGAACAAACCTTGCTTCGGCAATAGAACTGAAGGGTTTAAATCGTTGCACTTTTGCTTTTTCTGGTTTCACAAGTTTTACATGATAACCTGAATCAGATAATTCCTTAGCCAATTCTCTGACATAAGCACCCGCAGACGCACCGGGGTCAAGTGGAAGAATGATTGTTGTGTCTGCACCGTCCTTTTTTGCGGCATCAAAGATACGTTGTTTTACTACATGAGGTCTGTCTCGTAATGATTCAACATCTTCTACAGTGATAACACCATGTTTATCTCTTGACATCAAGGTTCCTCTTGACCAGTCAGGGTCAGGGTACGCGGAACTCGGTGGTGAGCTAGCCAAATCCCAGGCTCTCACCCTCTTATTAGCATTTTCGTTAGGGAAATCTACTTCCGTAACCCAATCTCTCTTGAAATACCCAGCAGCCTCTTCTCTAGCAAACCAGTTACCATCGAAAAGAATAGCTCGCTGAATATCACCCATCGCTTTTAGTTTTTCAACATAGTCAGGACGAGCTTTTAGCAAAGGAGGGTTATCTAGACAGTTCGCGCCAATGAACGTAAAAGAGGTAATACCTGAGTTTTCACCGTAGATATCTGCCAGCTTTTGTCTGTCATTTTCCCAAATCATCTGGTCACCTTGACGAACAAAGTAACGTTTGTGGCCTGCTCGTTCCTTGATTGGTACACCAGTATGGTCAAGGTAATAATCCTGAATCCAGTGCCTCAAGAAACTATCATATGAAGGGTTAGTCATCAGAAACATCTGAGGTTTATAATCAACATATGCATTTCTCATTCTTGAGAGCAAATAGGTGATCATACCTTCGCTGAAGTCCGTGGCCTCATCCCAAATTACTAGCGAGTATTGACCGCCCTTATGGTCAAACATATTCGTTTCGTGCTGCATGTGCGAAAACTTTAGCAATGCACCATTTGGAAAGATAATCTCCATTTCTCTATTCTTGATCTTTAATCCTTTTGGGAAAATTGAAGAATAAAGAGCCACTGCTTCTTGCCAGATTGACCCTGGCGACTTTAACATAGGGTTTGTGCGTCTGAATACGATTCCGGTGGCACGTGGATGCTGCATGAATTTAAGAGCAATTAACAGAGCAGTGTATGTTTTACCTGATCCCTTACTGTTATGTGCTTCGTTAATGCACCCAGTATTACTACTGGTGTCGGACTATATCTTGAACCCTCTTAGAAGGAACCCTACCGTTTCGATTGCACTTGCAACCTACTCTACTCACTTCCGTATCACTACGTGTTTTCGATAGTCTCTGCACGTTCCTATTTCTAGGCTTCGCTCAGGATTGCCCTACATAATAGGGTTTCCCTGAATTAGATAGGTATTACGCAACCAGATTCTGTTTAGCTGCGCCACCCGCAAGGGTGATATCGGCGTCAGAGTTAAGAAACATTTCCTGCTTCTTACTTGCTGGGCCGATGATTTGTTGAGGTTGTTGTGGCTTCATTAGTTACCTTTCAAATCAGGGCGACTCTGAAGGTTCGTCGCTATTAATCATTCTTAGACTAAACACAGGCTGACTTTGCTCAGAAATAGCCTCCCCTTCATCCTCATCATAATCCTTGTCATAAACCGTACCTACCAACTGCTTGTAATTATCCAAAATGATCACCGCAGCTTTTAGCTTAGTGGTATCAGCTAAATCCTCTTTACCCATTACGTTCACAGCAGTCATGACAGCCTTAGCTACATGAGGTCTGAACTTCCGAAGAAGAGTCATCATTTCGTTATGACGAATCTCTTTATTGGTGAGCATCCTAGTTGGTTTAATTCTACCTCTGGTGTTGATGTTAGGATCTACTTCACCACCGTTTTCTTCTCGTCTTTTAAATACCATTTGTTTTCTCCTATTTGGTTTTACCAAAGCCAAAAGGCTACTAGCCTAAATACCTCAAAAAGATACTTAGGAAAGCAGCCATGCAATCCCTTGGTTTAAGTCCAAGATTCTTTTGTTTAATGACGACTACTTATTTCAATTAGCTTTGGCTAACCAAAAGAAATACCAACCGAAACTAAACGATACCTAAGGTAGGTATTCTTTAATTAATCTTCTGAAATTCTAGCAGGTGTTTTACCAGTAGGATTCAGAACATCATGAAAGTCACTTAGACTGATTTCGTATCTTGCATCCAAGGCAATGGAATCCATCGGGAAGATACTTCGTCTGAGCTTTTCGCAATCTTTGCAGAGGTTACTTCTGATACCTGCTTTGTTTAGGCAACCTGAGCAGACCTTTGATTTGTTATTATTATTTGACATATTGTTATTTGTATGGTAGAACTGGTTGGAATCAAACCAACGACCCAAAAGGTAGAAACTTTTTGCTCTAATTCACTGAGCTACAGTCCTATAAATCTTTGGTGGATTATCTAGGTAACGATCCTAGACGGCCTACTAGAGACAACGGATTTACAGTCCGCACCAGATCCTTACTGGTCTAATAATCCACAGATTCTTAAATCTAACCAATAATCCCAAACAGAATCATTGGTTATACCTAAGTATAACCCTGAGTTACTGATCTCAGAACCTGGTTAATCTAGAGTAAAGGAAATTAAACCTCCAGAAGATACAGATAGGTTTTCAAAGTACAGATAGGAATCTTCCGTGAAGATATAAAGGATTTCCTTAATCAAAGAAGAAGAAGGAGCCTAGGTTACTCAGCAAGGAATAGAAGCTAAACTGCACTTGAGATTTAAGTATAACTTGAGTTTAGTTATTTGTCAAGAGAGATTCATCTGCTTTGACTGAACTCTCGCCTGCTTTGTAACTCAACTTGCAGGCTATTGGCAATTGCTTTTACACCTTTGTTTGAATCTCCATTGGCTGCAAGCAAAGATAAGGATTGCTCAATTCGCTTCAGCACATCCCAACCTACCATTTGACTTCTGATGACAACAATCTCTGATTCAGCTTTAGTAAGCCTAGCATCAAGAATCTTATTTGTTTCAGCTTGTTGTTGGAGTGCTACAGCTACGGCATCGAGTTTACGGTAAGCTGATACACCTCCACCAGCAGATACACAGATGAAAGCTACAATCAAAGGGGGTAGAACTTTATCTCTAATCCAAGCTGACCATCCTTGATCTTTGTTATTGTTACCGTTTTCCATACATCTCTTTCATTACATCGTGAAACTGCCCTGGTGTAAACAGATCAGGATTAGTTAAACCTAAAGAAGCTCCAATGCTTTCATTGCAGAACCACTTCTTCTTGTCTTGAGTACCGCGTCTCCAAACAAACCCAAGCAAACCAAGGTAATCATAGGATTGACCTTTGTGCTCACAGAACCAACGCCAAGCCTGATCTTGCTGTTCAACAGGGATGTCTAAAGTGAAAATATTCCATTTAGTTAAGTCGTATTCAATTGTCTTGAACCTTACACCACCATCAGAACCTGAAGATGAAGCAGAGATTCCATTATTGAAAATAAGTTCATTATGAGAGTAAATAGAATTGGTCCACCAACGAATCAGTCTATTGAACAAACCTTTGTATCCTCGTCTGGTGCCTTTGTAACTAGCTAATTTCATAATAACCTTTACTTTACTTAAATAATTTTCAATTCTATCATTGAATAAGTTAATTTGCAAGAATTTGTTTCAGAATATGAAATACTAAACCCAAGGTCTACTCAAGAACAACTCAGCTTCTTCTAGGTTGACACCAAGGTATTCAAGCTCTTTCATCAAAGAAAGCAATCTAGCCTTGATGAATTTCCTAGCTACAACAGAATCTTCAAATACTCTTTTGTGCTTAGAACCTTTGTCTACGTCAATCCAAGTAGTAATTACTTTAAAAATATCAGTAGGATGTTCTCTGAGCTTGTAGTGCTTTGTTGTATTGCAGATGATTCGTTTAATCCTTCTGTAGTTGGTTTTATCTACCAAGCAAAGATTTCTTCTTGTTAAATCATGCTCGTCTAAGTTTCTGCAAAGGATTTCCTTGTCAGAAGGTACAAAGTCTTCACCGGAAAGTAACCAAGCTGCAAGTTTCTGAGGAACCCTGTGAAAGAATCCACGGATAACCAAAGAAGAACTTGAAGATGTTAAGACCCCGTCTCTTTCTGTTAAGATAGTCCCTGTTCTGGGGTTGTATCTGCATTGCTCAAGCAAAAGAGGCAAAAGCTCTTGTTGTTTTTCTTTGGTTAGGTGCATGATTAGTAGTTGTGTTTACTCAGGAGCAGCAGGGACAGGGTGAGGGGTCATAGCGCAGCAGTCCAGCGCAGCACAACATTGCCCGAGCCAGCAGCGGGGGCAGTGCTGTACGTGACAGTGATGTTGGTTGCATCAGCGCTCACGTAGTACGACGCAGCCGCAACAGCCGATGCAGCATTAACGCTGAGCTTCGAGGGCGTGTAGCCCAGCCCATGAGCAATAGTGAAGGCCGCCTGAGCCCCTGTGCCGCTCAGCGTGGCTGTTCCGCCAGCAGTGACCGGGGCCGATGGAAGCCACTGACTCGAAGGCGCCTCAATGTCCATGCCCAGCTTCTTATACAGCCCGTTTGCAAAAGCTGTAGCCATCGCAAAATTCATGTGAATGCTGGGGTGTGCG